GCTCAAATTTATTTAAACAATTCTGCTCAATCTTGGATTGTTAATTTAAGAACGGATAATCATTTTAGTGTTTTTAACGCTACTAGTTCAACTACTCCTTTTTTAATTAATACCACAGGCGCAGCCACGTTTTCGAGTAGTGTTACGGCAGGAGCATTTACTCCTAGTTATAGCACATCATACTTTGGAACAGATGGAACTATTTCAAATTATAGTGCTGCAAATTATATGTATGTAAATGGTACGGGCGGACTTAGATTAAAAGCTGAGGGTGTTGGTTATCAGAAAATAGTATTGGAGGGTGGAACATCAAATGATGTTTGGTTTACGACTGCCAATACCGAACGTATGCGGATTACTAGCGGGGGAAATGTGTTAATAAATACAACAACCGCAACAGGTGCACCAGGAGGGGATAGAATTTTAGAATTTGCTGGAAGTTCATATTCAAAAGGTGCAGATGCTGGATATTTTTGGGCTGATAGAACGGGTAGTATTTCTTCAATTGGTTGGTATGCAACAAGTAGCACAATTTATTTGTATAGTTCATCAACTGGAAACATTGCTTCAATAAATTCATCATCTGGAACTTATACGGCTTTATCTGACATTAATAAAAAGAAAGATTTTGAAGATTCCTCAATTGGTCTAAATGCTATTATGGGATTAAAGCCTAAATTATTTAGAATGAAAGACCAAGACGAAAGTTCAAGCAAACAATTAGGTTTTATAGCTCAAGAGGTAAAAGATTTTATTCCTCAAGCATACGTAGAAACTAAGGGCGAAAAAGAAAACTTTATCGGTTTAGATGATAGACCAATCATTGCAGTTTTAGTAAAAGCAGTACAAGAATTAAAAGCAGAATTAGATACATTAAAAAATAAATAATATGTTATTAGAACTAGATAAAATAAACAAAAAACAAATAGTGTTAATGAATGAAATGAAAAATGAAACTTGTGATGATATTCACTCAATAATTAGAAGTAAACAATTTGCTGAAAGTATAATTGAACTTGAAATTAAAAAGCAATTATTAATAGACTTAATTTCTAAAAATAAATAATATGGCATTCAACTGGGTAATATCTCAATTAGACTCAATCCCTTCCCTTGACGGAATGGACAAAGTAATTTCTACAATTCATTGGAGAGCGTATAAAGGTCACATAAATATTAAGACAGAACAAGAATTTTTTGTGGACACTTACGGAGCTTTAGCAGTAGATGCACCACACGAAGCGAGCTTCACTCCTTACGATGAGGTTACTAAAGAAATGGTCGAAGGCTGGCTTGAAGCTGGGCTAGACTGCGAGGCAATCGAGGCGAATTTAGATGCACAGACAGAGAACTTTTTGAATCCTCCCATGGTGGCTTATCCGCTACCTTGGAGTGATCCTGCAAAAATCTAGGATTTTTGCTATCTATTTATAGATTAATAAATTAAACAAACCAAACGATGAAATTAAATTTCAATTTTGACTTACTTGGTCTAGATCAGCAACCGATCGAGGGTGCAAATGCAGGCAAATTATTAGCAAACGCTTTAGCCCAGGGATCAAAAGGCGATGCCTTAAAATTCTGGGATTGGGCGGTAAGCTTAAACAAGGGAGAAGTTCTTGACTTGGATTCATCTGATCAAGAAACGATCAAAAACTTTGTTAAGGATTCTGAAGGTTTCACGATCCTAGCAAAAGCGCAATTATTACAAGTTTTGAAAAAAGACTAATTGATGGAAGTTAATGACATTCTTGGGCAATCTGTAACGGGTGCCATCGCTGCATTGATCGGCTGGATAGTAGGAAGACGCAAAGAAAAAGCGGACCTTAATACAATCGAATTAGAGCAGACGACAAAAGCGATCGAGATCTGGCGCCAGATGGCCCAAGAAATGTCTGACAAAGTGAAGGAATTAAGCGATAAGATAGACATCTTAACTGCTGAGGTCCACTCTTTAAAATCCGAGAATTCAAACCTGAAAACCAAACTAGGAATAATTGATGAAAGTCACGAAGATAAGCCAAAAAGGTCTCGATCTAATAAAGCGATTTGAAGGATTAAAGCTTAATCCCTACCTTTGCCCGGCTGGGATCCCTACTATTGGATACGGGAATACTTACTATACTGACGGAAAGAAAGTAAAACTAACAGATCAGTCAATAACTCAAGCAAAAGCCGACGAGCTTTTAAAATTCTTAATTCAATCCTACGAGAAAGACGTCGATAGTTTCTGTCGCGACGATATCAGCCAGCATCAATTCGATGCGCTGACTTCATTCGCTTATAATTGCGGACCAAGGAATCTAAAATCATCCACTTTATTAAAGAAGGTAAACTTAAATCCGCAAGACGTTACAATTCGTAACGAGTTCATTAAGTGGAACAAGGGAGCCGGAAAGGTTTTAGCTGGATTAACTAAACGACGTCAAGCGGAAGCTGACCTTTACTTCTCATAATCATGCGAAAATTACTTATTCTTTTGGCTTCTGTTGCGTTCTTTTCTTGCAAGCAGACAAAGACTCTAACCGAGTACAAAGAAACGCTTAGAATCGATACTATAAAAAGCGAGAAGATCATAGAAAAATTTAGAGCGGTCCACGACACGCTCACGATCACGAATCCTTGCGACTCTTCTGGGATCCTTTCTTCTTTTTATTCCAGGTTAATTCTTCCGAATGGATCAGTGACGATCAAGTCCGACAAGGGGCAGATCAGAGCGACGATCGATATCGATTCGATGCGCCAGGAGATCATGAATAATTACCGAAACTCTCAAGTGAAATGGATCGAATACAGAGACAAGGAAGTGATCAAGTATCGGGTTCCTACTTGGGTGGTTATGCTACTATTCGCGGAGGCTGTCATGTTGATCGCTTATATTTATCTTAAATTCGGCTTAAAATAGTGTATCAAATAGACATCGAAGGAATCGAAACTCCCCAAAGTAAAACTAGCCAGCTATTGCAGACGATGCTTGAAGTGATGGAATCCATCGAGCAGGTCGATGATGCTGGCTTTGTGCTTCGCATGAAGCTATTAAATAATATTGAGTTCTTGGTGGACCAACTAATGGAAGAATATGAGCAAGGAAAACGATAAGGCAGAAGCAATCAAGAAACACTTCTACTCTACCAATATGACACGCGCAGATTTTGAGCGTGAAAACTGGGAGAATTACGGATATAAAGATTTAGCAAACTTTCATCGCCAGATGTCTAGATACGGAATCTCTGTTCAAGGTCGATCTGATTACTTTAAAAAGAATAGACCAAGCGCGAAGATTGAATCATTCAACCTGGACGAGATCGATAGCTTTGGGATCGAGCCAGGGATCGGGAAAGAATACACCAGTGCGCGCCTTCCTGAGCATTTAAAAAAGATCGGGATCCTATCTGACATTCACGTTCCTTTTCATTCCTTAGAAGCGCTTACCTGCGCGATTAAATACCTGAAAGAGCAAGAGATCGACTGCCTTTATTTGAACGGCGATACGTTCGACTTCTATTCGATATCCAGACACGAGAAGGAGAAGGATCTCAGAGACTTTCCGCGCGAGATAGAGATGGCTAGAAACTTCCTTCAAAAGCTCCGCGATATATTCCCCACGATACCGATTTACTTTAAGGCAGGCAATCATGAGAATCGCTTCCAGCGCTATCTGTTTAGCCAGGCTGAAGAGTTTGCTGGCCTCCACGAATTGCAGTTCGATAAGTTCTTTCGTATGGATCACTTGAAGATCGAGTGGGTGGAGGACTGGCAAGGTATGGAAATGGGCGATCTATTGGTATGCCATGGCCACGAGCTCATGGCTGGAGGGATGAATCCTTCGCAAACGACTTTCAATAAAACCTTCTGCAATACTTTGATAGGTCACGTCCACAGAACGACGAGCACGATCAAGAAAAACGGCTTTAAAAAGTTCATTCATTCTTATTCGACTGGGTGCCTGACTCACTTATCGCCGAAATACTATCCATTCGCACAGCACAATCACGGTTTTGCACTGGTAGAAATAGAAGAAGGCAAAGCAAAAGTTCAAAATCTTATGATCAAAGACGGAAAAATTGTGTAGCTTTGTAGAAATTAATTGTTTTTCATAGTGTTTTTATAGGTTTAGATGACATTAGAAAGCCCTGGGATCTTATCTCCGGGCTTTTTTGTGCTTGAAAATAATTTAAAAATAAATTTAAAATAATTTTTTAGTATCAAAAAAGGTAGTATCTTTGTCATGTAGTCAGCAACGAAGCAACTACAAAACATCTAAACTCATGGAAAACTTAATCGAAAAATCTTACGAAATTGATCAGAGATCTTATTACTTTACAGCTTCTGGGGAAAAAGTTTTACGCCACAGAATCGTGTGTGTTAAGATTGAAACTGACAACGAATTAATTACTTATGATATTTATCGTTCATCACTTGCCCAGGAAGCAGCCGGACAAATCAGCTCAAGAAGAGTAAGTCATCTGGGTTATAGTGGAAAAGATTACTGGAAAATCTACTACGATAATAACAAGTTTGAGAGAGCAATCAAGCGGATCCAAAAAATGATCAACTAAAAAATAACACCGAGCCAGAGCGGATTCTCTGG